CAGCATAGGAGATAATTATGACAGATTTGACGAAACCAAAAACGATTACACAAACGATGCTGGCAGCGATTTCCGGGGACTATTCCGGGAATCTGCCAGAACCACAAACCGTTGAACAGGAATATTTGGCGAAAATTGCGAACAATGCCGGCGGTGGAACGTCCGTCACGGTTGACGAAAAACTAACCGCTGATGGGACAAACCCCGTGCAAGGCGGTGCGATAAAAAAATATGTTGACACTGGGCTGCAAAATTTGAATAGCAGCATCAGCGAAACCACGAACAAAACGGGCTTTTTTACATCCTGGACAAACGTCAATCAATCCAGTGATCCGATTGGGTGCGTGGGCAATGCATATGCTACAAAAACAGGAAATCTAACCAGTGTATACGCAATTCTGACATTTGCAGAAGTTTACAATGGGCGCACGCCGTCTATAACATTTTTCACGTTGCCGGAAAAGTTCAGACCAAAATTTGCAGGATCCAGTGGGGAAAGAATTATTTTCCCCATTTACACCGATTATGCAGATACTAGCCTGGAACGGAAAAACGATAGCGTTATGATGTTGGGCGAAATCACAGAAGACGGAAAGGTGAAAACGATCGATTACCCGGAAGGAATCGAACTGAAACAATCGCAAATGTTCCGATTCAGTACGACATTTGTATCAATGGGATGGGGGCAGGAAACGTGAATAATTTTTTGATAACGGTTTTAATTTCCGTCATTTCCGCATCTGGCGTGTTGGGGATTGGGACACGATCAATTATTGACAGGATGAAACGGCAGGACGCGCGGCAAAAGGCACTAGAATTTGGCGTGCAAGCACTACTACGGGACAGAATGCTATATTGTTACAACAAATATATTGACGCTGGATATGCGCCAATATACGCAAAGGAAAACTACGAAAACATGTACAAACAGTACCATGAATTAGGCGGAAACGGCGTAATGACGCATTTGCACGAAGAATTCATGGCGCTGCCAACCGAGAAAGGAGCACAATCATGAGAAATTGGAAGCTATGGGCGAAAGCAGCGGCAGTCAGAGCGATTAAAACAATGGCGCAGACGGCTGTTGCAATGATCGGCGTATCCGCCGTAATGCAGGAAGTCAATTGGATTGCAGTTGGATCCGCTGCACTATTGTCGGGCGTATTATCCGTTTTAACTAGCGTGGCAGGTCTGCCGGAAGTGGAGGAATAACCTATGAATATCACAAATGCATTTTTAACACACAATCGCCCGTATACTAAACGATCTAAAACAACTGCCATTGCCATTCATTGGGTGGCAAATCCGGGTTCTTCCGCTATGCAGAATCGCAATTATTTTCAGAATACAGATGTAGAGGTATCTGCGAATTACATTATCGGGCTGCAAGGTGAAGTGATCTGCTGCATCCCGGACGAAGAGGTTTCCTGGTGCACCAATCAGGCAAACAGTTACACGGTCAGCATTGAAAATTGTCATCCCGATTGGACGGGCAAATTTAGTACAGCTACATACAATAGCCTGGTGGAATTGACTGCCAATCTGTGCAAAAAATATGGACTGAATCCAATGAATCGTGGTGTGATTCGGCATTTTGATGTTACCGGAAAAAATTGCCCGAAGTGGTTCGTTCCAAAATCCAGGGGCGGCAGCGACACAGAAAACTGCGAACACTGGGCGCAGTTCCTGTGGGATGTAAAAAACAAACTGGATGGAAAAACGCAGCCGGCAAAACAGCCAGCAGCAGCGAAACCAGCAGCCGGGAAATTCGCCCCGTATCGGGTAAAAATTACAGCGGACGTTCTGAACATCCGCAAAGGCGCCGGGACAAAATATCCTGTTGTGGGAACGATCAGCGACCACGGCGTTTACACGATCGTAGACAAATGCAACAACTGGGGATTTTTAAAATCGAAAGCTGGGTGGATTTGTCTAGACTACACGAAAAAAATTTAAAACAAAAAAACGGCGGTAACTATCATGTTACTGCCGCTATTTTTTTGTTTAGATAAAAAATCTGGGGCACCGTTGCAACGCCGCCCCATTTAAAACTGATTCAGTTTTTATATCACACCAACATTGTACCACGTTTGATCTTGGATGTCAACCACGCGGCAAAAAGCGGCAGTGATTACTGCCGCTTGCTTATTCATTCTTCATCTTCCACGCGTTTCTTTGTCCATTCATCGCACAAGATTTCAGCTGCTTTTTTTACATCTTCCACGCTGTTTGGATCAAGTGGTTCATCGATTTCACCCATCTTGCGGACTAGGTTGATGATAGCTGGATCGTCATAGTGCTTCCAGCTGTTGTGCCCAAGATCATAAAATTCATCTGTCCAAACTTCGCCGGTGCTACGATCTAGCATCATGTAGCCATAATGCGGATCGTACCCATTGCCGCTGTTGAATTCTTTGTAATTCTTGATTGCTTCTTCGGTGCCTGTGATTTCAACCTTTTCGTTCGTAGTGTTCATAGTGATACTTCCTTTTCTTTTTATTTATTTTTTGTGGAATTCATCTCTTCCACTGTTATAATTATACCACAATTCAAGCGGTTTGTCAATATAAAATTACCGTATTTATAAACATTTGTATGATTACACAAAATAGCAAGTTGATTCTTGTATATTTTGACCATCTACAAAATTTACAGTTGCGTATGCCATTAAAATCATCCAGGCTTCGGACGGTTCACGCTCGCCGCAGCTCCACTTCACCAGCGTGTAGTACGGGATCCGGAACATATCGCCAATCTGTTTCAAATTCTTGAAATGTTTTTTGATTGCCTGAAATCCGTTGTTTGCAATATCAACTGTGCAGCGCAGAATCCGCCCTACCTCATCGATACTTTGCCCACACATCCAATCTTTCCATTTATAGGATTCCGCGAATTGATCCGGATCCAGCTTCTTTCCCTCAACGTAGGTGTACAATTTTTGAAATTCTTCAAAATTTATCATATATATGCGGTTCCTCTCTTTTCTCGGCGCATTAGAATGATGCGCCGCTGAAATTGAAATTTTCTGTCAGGTCATTTTTGCCCGGAACATAAACACCGGCAATATTATCAAAATATCCGTATTCACGTACCTTGTAGTGACGGCTGGTTCTGTCTGTGCACTTTTCAACAATTTTCAGGTAGGTGCGGTTTTTACCGTAATTTTCCCAATCCCGTACATCTTCGAAAAATGTGTATCTTGTCGCACTGTGTGCAATGATTGCGCGCAGTCTGTCGATGCAACCCTTACGATCTAGCGGCTTTTCTTCTTCCTTTTCGGCTGCTTTTTTTGCATCAGCCCATGCCTTTTTCAGTGCGTCGCTCAGAGCCTTGCGCAGCGTCCAGCCGCAAGCCTTGACGAATCCTTTTGCCAGCGCCCAAGCGTTTGTCATGATGTTTCTCAGATCGAATTTTTTCATAGTGATTACTTCCTTTTCTTTTTTTGTTTTCGGGTTTTTCCCCGTTTCTGTAATTATATTATAGCACATTTGGCATCATTTGTCAAGAGAAATTGCCATATTTATAATAATTTGTAGGAATGCACAAATAATTGTATAATTCATTGTGCAGTTTGTACCGTTTAAAATATTTTGATCACGCTGCTACGCGTTTTGCAGGCAGGGGACATCGTAAAAAACAACGGCGGCATATTGTAATAATGCCACCGTTGTTTTGCACAGTTTTCGTGTTGCATTTCGTGTTGCATACTGTTCCGATTCAGTGCAAAATCTGCCGTTTTTGATGGGAAAAAGTCGTCCGGAATGGAAATGTAAACACGAAAAAACCGCGTAAATACTAGAAAATCCAGTAAATACGCGGTTTTCATCTGGCGGAAAGAGAGGGATTCGAACCCTCGATACGCTATCAACGTATACACGAGTTCCAGTCGTGCGCCTTAGACCAGCTCAGCCATCTTTCCTTGACTCAACTATTTCATTATATCAGATCTTCTCATTATTGTCAAGATTTGAGTATGAATAAAATGTAAAATAAAGAAAAATAAACTGATTTTTAGTCTTTGAAATTACTTATTTTTCGCATCCCATTTTTTCTTTATAAAATATCCGCAAATACCAAGCAGCAGCATGGCGAATAAGAAACAAACCGCGAGCCAGTATCTGCCTTTCCAAATGCTTCCACCTAAAAATACAGAAAGCGCCGCCGATGGGAGTCTTGCAAGCGTTGTCAGAACAAATAGCCGCATGGGCTTGATTTTGGTATTAAAGGAAACAATATAGGTCAGTGCATCTTTCGGAAGTCCCGGCAAAAGGAATAAGGCAAATACCAAAACTTCGAGCTTCTTTTCGGTTGCAAGATATGCATACTTTTGCATTTTATCTTCCGAAACAAACAGGGAGACAATGGGACGGCCAAACTTCTGTACCAAATAGTAGACAATGACTGTTCCAAAGAAAAAGCCCACCATAGAAAGCAGCAGTCCAATCCCCTCTCCAAAGA